TTTTGACAATGCTGACTGCTCATCTTGGGGTCCCAGTCAATTATCTTACATTCTTTACTTTGTTCTTGCTGCTAGGATAAAAAGCAAATACATAAGGTGCTTGTTAAGAAGACAGCTCGAACTATTTTCCAGCAAAATCATAAAATTTCCTTCTAAGATCGGGTTGAGCAAACTTTTCACTGACAAAACTTCGGGTTCCGTGGTCCATAAGGTTCTAAAAGAGATATCCAATCTGCCAAAGGATATAGGAAACTCTGATATGGGTTATTTGGAAGCTAGTGAGGGCATGTTTCAAGGAGTTTTAGGGAACTTATCAAGTTTACTAGCAGCTGACAATCTTAGGTTGATTGAGGCAGTTATGTTGAGAAAGAAGATGGATGGTAAAAATGTGATCATAAAAATAGAAAGTCATGACACATCTGATGATATTTCAAGAGCAATAGAATTTATTAAGGGAATAGAACCTCGTAAGATCTTTTCATATGATAATTTTATAACAAACAAAATAAACGGGATGAATGGGATAAAGCGAAACAATTATAAGAGTGTCTATTCGAAATTTGTCTGTGAGTTCAATTCAATATTCAGAACATTCAATGGAATATTCAATCCAGATATAAAGAGTAGGCTTAGCTTTATAGATTATTCTCATAGTAGTGACATGATTACCTCATCTGAGAGATGTCTTACACAGGGAGCTGAATATCTTAGAAAAGAGGGGAGCATAGTAGGTAGTATTTGGGTTCAATTATTAAACACTCATTTGCATTTGCTCCAATATCAAGGTATAGCTCTCTACAGGAAAATCAAGACTGAGATTTTCTCAAAACCCTTTGAGCTCATGGGAATACCAGAGATAAATCCTTTGCTTTACACTCAAGTGCACCCACTCATATTCAAAATGAGAAATTACAGAGTTGGTGAAATGACAGATATTGAATATTTCAGATACATGTTGTTTTCCGAGAAGAAACCCTCTGAAAGTGTGATTGTGGGAGAAAAGATAGAAAATGAAGTTATAACAATGTCAAGAAGCTGTTTGATAGACATCAGGAGAAAACCATCAAAAAACAACAGAATGGTAACCGAGTTTCTGAATTCAATTGATGATGGGTTGTTCTTGCCAGCTTTGTTGAAAGTCAAATCACCAATATCTTATCTGATCTCGAATGAGCAGAGGGAAGCAGATGACGATATGAATCTTGGGAGTGCAATGAGATTCATCTATGGACAAACACCAATGGATTCAAAAATATTCAAAGTCAGATCAGAAGTTTATTTGAAATTTTGCGATGACATGATTAGCAAAAAGCAGATCTTTGAGTATTCTGTTAAGTATGAACAACTGATGGAAGTTAAACCTGACAGTGTGAATGGAGTGGAAATAGAAGACTTTGAGGAGCTTTATTCTCTATTAGATTTTCTGAAAACCAATGAGACCATAATAAACTATCTAAACAACATCAAAATATCTGGCATATCACCAATAAAGAGATTTA